AACAAGCAGACATTGATTGATTAAAAGTTTAGGTTTGGTGTAATAAATAACTCATAATTGTTGTGGAAACATTACGTGCCTGTCCAAAGAGTCAGTCAAGGTTTTAAAGATGTAAGTGCATCATTCAAGATCAACCCGTTAAATCTCGATTTAATTGCGTTGAGAAACGAGAATGCCATTGCACGATCAATTCGTAACTTAATTTTTACTATACCTGGTGAGAAACCATTTCAACCTAATGTTGGTTGTAATGTCACCAAACTATTATTTGAAAATTTAGATAGACTTACAGCTAGTTCAATTGAATCAGAAATTAGGAACACAGTGAATAACTTTGAACCTAGAGTCCGTTTAACTGCTGTTATCGTCAATCCAAATTTTGATAATAATCTTTTTGAAGTAACTCTTAAGTACGACATCGTAGGTATCGATCTTCCTCGACAACAATTATCATTTGCATTACAGCCCACTAGGTAAATGCCCTTAGTCAATTTTAGCAACTTAGATTTTGATCAGATAAAGACTTCCATCAAGGATTATCTCCGTGCGAATTCAAACTTCACGGACTATGACTTTGAGGGATCTAATCTATCAACTATTCTTGATACGTTAGCTTACAATACGTATATAACCTCATATAATGCCAATATGGTATCTAATGAGGTATTCATTGATAGTGCCACCTTAAGAGAGAATGTGGTATCTCTAGCGCGTAATATAGGGTATGTACCGAGATCCAAGAAAGCTCCTGTCGCAACAGTTTCTTTTACAGTAAACGTTTCAAACACCACAGCTGTAGCAGTCACACTTAAGGCCGGTGCAGTAATGACATCTAGGTCAGTTGGTGTGAATAGTACGAAGAATTTTATATTCTCAATTCCAAACGATATTACAGTTCCAGTTAACTCTTCTGGATTCGCAGACTTCTATAATATCGAGATATATGAAGGAACATATGTTACACAAACATTTACTGTTGATAGTGGTAATGTAAATCAGAAATTTGTATTACCTAACTCTGGTATTGATACTGATTTGTTATCTGTTGTTGTAAGAGATACACAGGAATCAACAGTAACTCGAAAGTTCGAACTATTCAATAGTTTGTTTGATGTTACTGCATCGACTAGAGCATACTTTATTCAAGAGATTGCACAGGAAAGATACGAACTATTATTTGGTGATGGTATATTTGGTGTCAAGTTAGATAATAATAACTTTGTTGAAGCAAGTTATATCATTACTAATGGTGAATCAGGTAATAATATTAATAAATTTGCATTTATAGGTAATCTAAAATCTAGTTCTGGAGATACGATTAGTTCTGGTGTATCGATTGTAACTACTGAAGTATCTTCTGGTGGTGGTAAACCAATTGAATCTATTGATTCTGTCAAGAAGTATGCTCCTCAGATCTATGCATCACAGAATAGAGCTGTTACTGCTGCTGATTATGAAGCATTGATTCCACAGATTTACCCTGAAGCAGAATCAGTTTCGGCATTTGGTGGTGAGGATTTGACTCCACCTTCTTATGGTAAGGTATTTGTAAGTATCAAACCGTATAACGGTGTCTTCTTATCGAGTGCTATCAAACAAAACTTACAACAACAGATGAGAAAGTATTCTGTTGCTGGTATTTTATCTGAGATTGTTGATCTAAAGTATCTGTATATCGAACCAAACTGTAAAGTATACTACGATTCAAATCTAGCACCAACTGCATCATTCGTTCAAAATCTAACTACAACCAATATTGTTAAGTATTCTGAGTCATCGGATGTCAATAAGTTTGGTGGAAGATTCAAATACTCTCAATTCCAAAAGGTAATTGACCAGAGTCATGAATCAGTAATGTCAAACATTACCAATATTGATATTAGAAGAGATATTAATGCTCAACTGAATACTTTTGCTGAGTATGAATTGTGCTTCGGTAATAGGTTCTATATAAGAAACCACGGACATGGTGCAAACTTCAATGGCAATCTCGTTGGGTACAATATTAAATCATCCGGTTTTACTGTCAGTGGTATTAGTGGAACTGTATACCTTGGCGATAGTCCGGTTGGTAATTTAAGTAAGGGAACCGTATTTCTATTCAAACTGAAGTCTTCGTCAGAACCATACATTGTAAGACAGAATGTAGGTACAATCGATTATGATACGGGTGAGATTAGACTTAACCCAATTAATATTATATCAACACTAGTGAATAGAGGAACTCCTTTGATCGAAGTTTCTGCATCTCCATACTCAAATGACGTGATTGGTCTTCAAGATCTCTATCTACAATTGGATGTAAATAATACAGTAGTTAACGTTGTTGCTGACAACATTTCTTCTGGAAATGATGTATCAGGAACCAACTATATTGTTTCTTCTAGTTACGGCTCTAACGTTTTGGTTAGGGGTCAGTCCATATTTCAAACTGATGTAGACACTACATCTACACCTACTCAACCTCCTAATGTAATTACCGGAACATCAGCAGGTAGTATAACTACTACAAGTAGAAGAACCAGATCATCATCTTACTAATAAGAAGTCAGAATACAAATGACAGTAGATAGAGTTAAATTTCAAGAAATCGTTGAAAGTCAACTCCCTAGGTATGTTAGGGAAGACTTTCCACTACTAGGCGATTTTATTAAACAATATTACATCTCTCAGGAATTTGAAAGTGGTCCTATTGATGTCCTCAATAATATTGATCAGTACGTAAAAGTTGATCAATTATGTGATGTTGTTGATTCTACTACACTTATTGGTTCATTAGATACTGTTGATAATACTATTGTTGTAAGTTCTACTGAAGGATTTTCAGATAACAATGGTATCATTCAAATTGATAACGAAATTATATTATATCAATCCAAAACTTCGAATACCTTTGTAGAATGTTCTAGAGGTTTTAGTGGAGTTACGACATATATTACTTCTGGTTCACCCGATGAACTGACATTTTCTTCAACAATTGCAGAATCTCACACCACCGGTGCGACTGTTAAGAATTTAAACATACTTTTTCTCAAAGAATTTCTCACTAAACTCAAAAGACAGGTAACTCCAGGGTTTACTGATAGAAATTTCTATACAGGATTGGATAAAAGAAACTTTATAATCAACTCTGATAGTTTTTATAAGTCAAAAGGTACCGAACAATCTTACGAAATACTCTTCCGAGCACTATATGGGGAAGATGTAGAACTTATTCGTCCATCAAGATTTCTTTTAACACCATCTAATGCAAATTATAAGGTCACTAAAGACTTTGTTGTAGAACAACTTCAGGGTGATCCTCTTGATTTGAAGAATCTTACGATATATCAGGACCTAACTGGTGCAAGAGGATCTGTTACTAACGTTCAACAGATACCTTATGAGAATTTTCAGTTCTATCAGATCAGTATTGACTCAGGTTTTGCCCGAGATAGTGATGTAAGTGGTTCTATCTACGGCCAATTTAAGCCAAATCCACTCACAAAAGTCCTAAATGAAGTAAGTGTTGGTTCAACTATCATTGATGTTGACTCTACAATCGGATTTCCCGAGTTTGGTAGTCTTAGTGTACTGGATATTGATGATAACGAGGTATCAATTGCATATACCGGCAAGACTTTAAACCAATTTTTCAACACAAGTGGTGTTACTGGTGAAATTGCAAAGAAAACTGACATAACTTTAGACACGTATTCATACGCATACGTTGGTATTGACACTACTCAACAGATAAGAGTCAGATTTACTGCCGCAGTGAAGGATTTTATCCCCAACGGCCCTAATTATTACTACAAACCACATGATACTGTAGAACTGAAGTCTCTTGGATGGGAATCTGACACGAAAAAGTCAAATAATTACGTCTTAAATGTAAAAACTAACTGGGATGTTGTAGAATCTAGTGTTATTGATGCAAATGCCTTTGTATATGAGTTCGAATTTGCAAAAGACCACTTTTTAAGAGAGGGTTATACCGTAAGATATGAAAATTTAGACGGAACTTACTCTATTTTCGGCACAGTTTCCAGAATTCTCTCTTCACAAAAAATTAGAGTAACTTTTTCACAACAAATTAACCTAAAAGGGCAGTTTGTAATTGAAAATCAGACATTGAAAGGTGAGTCTCAGTCATATCCTTACTTGAATGGTTATATTGCTAACGTTCAAAACACATATTCTAAGTATAATGATGATCTAATCATTGCATCCAACTCTATTGCAAAGTATAATAATCTTGAAACTAATCCATATGATAAGAAAATAACTTTTAGTGCAAATCTTCTTTCAACAGATGAACTAAAATTACCAGTTAACCCCACATCAAGACCTGATCATGGGTATTATACTGGTGATGCAGTATATTTTACCTCTGCCGGAAATGGTTTTGAGGATATGCCATCCGCATCGTATTTTGTTTTTAGAGTTGATGAGGAGACTATTAAACTTTCTAGAAGTAAAGCTGACCTATCTAGAAAAATTTATATCACATTTAATGGTTCTGTAGTTGATGCATCTCTTGCATATCTAGATTTCTATAATAAGAATATCGAACCTCAAGGTCTGTATAGACAGATTTTAAAACCAATCAACGATGACAAAAATTATAACACTAGAGCCGGTCATACCGGTATGTTTGTTAATGGTGTTGAACTATTAAACTACAAAGCACAAAGTAGTGTTTATTATGGTGCAATCAATAATTTGTCTATGACTGCCGGTGGTGGTGGATATGACATTATCAGTCCACCATTATTGACAATTAAGGATGAAGTTGGATATGGTGCCACGGGATTCTGCAATGTAAAGGGTTCACTTATAAGACTTGATGTAATAGATCCTGGTCTTGGTTATTACGAACCTCCCACAATCTCTATTAGTGGTGGTAATGGGTCTGGGGCCCAAGCTGAACCAAGAATGATTTCGATCAAACACGAAAATTCATTCTTTTCAGACTTTCCATCTCAAGTTGATCTTGTTAATAATGCGATCACTTTCCCAAGTGACCATAAGTTTTTGGATGGTGAAGAGATAATCTATGAACCAAGAGGAACCGAGATCATTACGGGACTTTCCACTGGTGGTTCTTACTATGCTAGAGTTATTAGTCAAACCGCAATCAAACTTCATATTGCTGAAGGTGATGCATTTGTTGGTATTAATACGGTCAATCTTACCAAATATGGTTCCGGTACACAATACTTTGTTGCATCAGATCTAAAACAAGTTGTATCTTCTGTCGTAATTACTGATCCAGGACAAAACTACGAGAATAAGAGAAGAACAATTCCTGCGGTAGGTGTTAATACAGTATCTAATCAAGTAGAGATTGTAAATCATGGTTATGAATCAAAAGAAATTGTAAGGTATACAAGACCTGAGACCGGAGATAGGGTTATTGGTTTAACAGAAACCGCCGATTACTATGTCGTTAAAGTTAATGACAATGCGTTCTCATTGACAAAGGTTGGAGTAGATCCCATTGCAACAGATTATTACTTTGACAACGGTATTATTATTGACTTTGGTAATGAAGGATTGGGTTCTTTCAATTACCCACCGATTGTTGTAACAGTTGAAGGTGCTGCAGCATCTTACGATAAGACATTTGTTGAAGATTATCAGGAACTCTTTATAATTGAATCCCCGATTGAAGAAAATATTACGACTCCTGTACTCGTTCTTGCGTGGACAGATACTGAAGCTGAGATTACAAATAATAGTACGGTAACAGACGAATTCTATGTGGAGGTAAATGAGGGTTCTAATTGGTTGATTAGTGATGATCCATTCATTGGTAACATTCTTTTGTATGATGCCAAACTACAACCAATTTTTAGAGGGTCTATCGAGACTATCGATTTAACTTTAAATGGTGTTGGTTATGGTTCTTCGGATATTGTCGATTTTGTAAGACAACCAGAAATTACATTTGATGCTGGAGTTAAGGCAAAATTGACTCCTATCATCAATAATGGTGAAATTGTAGAAGTTGTTGTTAATACTCCCGGCAGTGGATATAACTCTCCACCAGATTTGCAGATTGTTAGTGAGACTGGTAACTATGCTGTTCTAATTCCAATTATTGAAAATGGTTCTATTAAAAATATAATCATATCAAAAGGTGGTATTGGTTATGTTGCAGGAAAGACTAGTGTCAATGTAGTACCATCTGGTGGTGGTGCTAGAGTAAATGCAAATATTCAGGCTTGGAATTTAAACTTGTTTGAAAAGAACTTCAATAACATACTCGATGATGATGGTATTATTGAAGAGAATCTTTCTAATGAGTCACTAGAATATTGTGCAACATATCTACCCAGACCTCTTCGTAGAACTTTGAATGTAATTAATGGTTTTGATAAAAATAATGAACTGTATGGTACTTTTGACTTGAGTTTTGATCCACAGACTGGTGGAGAAGTTAATAACACTTATCACTCACCTATTGTTGGATGGGCGTATGATGGAAATCCAATCTATGGACCATATGGATTTAAGAATATTGATGGTACTGGTGATATTTCACGGATGAAATCTGGTTATAAATTGCAAAGAGTTCAAAAGGGTAGACCTCCATATGGTTCATTCCCCAACGGTTTCTTTACTAATGACTATCTCTTTAGTGGAGATGGTGATTTAGATATTCATAATGGAAGATTCTGTGTAACACCTGATTATCCAAATGGAATATATGCATACTTCTGTACTATCTCTGAAGGAAATGACTCTAGTGGACCATTTAACAACCACAGGAGACCCGTATTCCCTTATGCAATTGGTGACACATATAAGTCAACACCTATTCCATTCAACTTCTTAGCAAGATCTAATCAAACTGATTATGATATTGAAGGTAAAGGTTGGTTTAGAAATACCAAGTATTACTATACGAATGGTGGACAGAGTGGATATGATTATATCTTCAACTCTAACACGGTAAGAAAACAGACTATTGATGTTACTGCAACATCTGCAGGAAGTGTTGACTCAGTTACAATCTTTGATCAAGGTAGTGGTTATCGAGTTAATGATAAGGTTATATTTAACAACACCAAAACTAGTGGTAGTAACTTAAATGTTAAGGTTTCTCAGGTTGGTGGTAAAAGGGTAGATGCAGTAAGTCTTGCAACAACTTCTATTGAAGATGTTGAGATTTATTCAAATACTAGTTCTAATCAATTTATTGGTCTGACTTCGGCACCACACAATTTCCTTCCCGGTAACATCATCTATATCGATGGTCTGTCTGAGACCTATAAGAACCTACAGGGTTCGTACAGTGTTGGTGTAAGTAGTGACAGATGGTATACTTCATTAGGTATCTCTACAGGCCCTGTGACGGGTATTGTGACCTATGTGTATGTTTCTGGTTCACTTGATGAATCTATTATAGCACCAGATGATATTCTAAGAATTGAATCTGAAAAACTTAAGGTTCTAAACATCGATAAAATTTCTAGTAGAATTCGTGTTTTAAGAGGTTACGACAATACTTTTGCTGTTGTACATAGTGCGGGTACATTAGTTCGAAATGATCCTAGAAAACTATCATTTACTGCAACAGGTATTGTTACCACAAAAGAATTAACAACGAATAGACAACTTTATTTTGAGCCAAACGAGGCAATAGGTCTTGGTACTGAAACTGTTGGTACTGCAACAACATTAGTTTTTGCTAATCCAGGTGTAGGTCAGACTCAACAGAGAGTTGGTCAACAACAAATCTACATCCCAGATCATAGATTAGGATTGAATACCCCTATCGTCTATTATACTAATGGTGGAACGACTATTAGTGCATGGAGTGGTATTACTAGTTCTAATATATTCCAACTAGAATCGAACAGAAATCTTTTTGCAGTTCCCATTAATAAGGACATAGTTGGTATTGCAACAGTTCGTGTTGGTATTGATAGTATCTCTGGAAAATATGTAGGGGTTAATAGTGAGACAGGTGGTCTTCTTTACTTTACTACTTCGGTTGGTCTCGGCAGTTACCATAGTTTTAAAACTAATATTCCGTCAGTATTGAGTACTAGATTCTCTAAAAATGTTGTTACTGTTTCTACCGCAAGTACTCATGGTATAAAGCCTGGTGATAGAATTCTCAATGAGGTAAACCCAACTACGACTACCGAAATATCGGTCATTTATGATGATTACAATCGAAGAATGTTATTTGATCCTGATACCATTGAACCAGTAGGAATTAATACGGTATTTGATACTTTTACTGTTCCAGAGAATAAGTATCAGATCGGTGATAAGGTTGTCTACAGTTCAGTAATACCTGATCCTAGTCTTTCAAACAAAGGTCTTTACTATGTCTATGTCTTTAAGAATGATCAGATTAAACTTGTTGAGTATGCTTCCGAATTAGGAAAAGAAAATCCAACATTTGTCAATATTGGAACTGCACACACTACAACAATCTCTAGGATTAACCCTGCAATTAAAGTTCAAAAAAATCAGAATTTGAAATTTAATCTTTCTGATAATTCTTTGTCGTTTACTAATGCTGGTGCTAGATTTGCAGCATTTGATATGTTTATCTACAGTGATTTGTCATATGCAAATAAATTCTGGGTTGCACCAAATTCTGATTCATTTGAAGTTACTAAGTCTGGGACTGTTGGTATTGATACCGATGCAAACTTAACTCTTTATGTTAGTGAGAATATTCCAACTAATCTGTGGTATAACTTCGAGACTGATAATATTGACATCAATCTTCCTGTAAAGGTAAGAAGGTATACTGATACTTCAGTTTATAATAACAACCAAATTAATATTACTGATAATAAATTTGATGGTAATTACAACGTTGTAGGTGTAACATCTATGACTTTTGATTATAACATACCTTATAATAGAGATACTACTAATTTCTATGATTCCACCACTGCGATTCTTAGTTATGCTACGAATTCTACGAATACACTTGGTCCTATTTCGAGATTGACCATCTTGAATGGTGGTAGAGGTTACAGATCTCTTCCTGGTTTTACTTCTGTAAGAAGTTCTAATGGTACTGGTGCACTATTGCAACCATCAAGTACTACGATTGGTAATATTATATCAACGAAAGTTAACTATATTGGTTTTGGTTACCCATCTGATACAACTCTGAATGCTTCTGGCAATTTACCAGAGATTTTAAGAATTGAACCTTTGGCATCATTCGATTCCATTGGTATTAGTTCTGGTGGTTTGAATTATTATGAGGCACCTGAACTTGTTGTAGTTGATGGAGCATCAAAACTGCAAATAACTGATGTAAAACTGGATTATGATTTAGATGACACTGAAGTTACTATTGTAGAGAACACTATTTCGCTGAATAATGTCACTCCAGAAATTATTCCGATCAATAATTCGAATGGATTCAGTATTAGTTCTATTACTTACAACTCGGTATCAAAAATTGTAAGACTATCACTATCTAAACAGTTTAGTGATCCTCAAGACTGGCCATTTAAGGTTGGTGAGACAGTAATTGTTGAAAATATTGCAATTGGGTTCAATACTACAGGAACAGGTTATAATTCAGAGAATTATGAATATGCATTATTCAGTCTAACTGCAACTGATAGTAATCTTGGTGGATCTGGTTCTTATATTGAATACGATCTTTCAGATTATCTTGGTGATGGAGAATTTCCTGGTGAAATAACAACTTTTGCCGCAGCAAAAGTAACTCCAAAGACATATTTCCCAATCTTCGACATTAAACTCAAAATTTCCGATTTCTTTGATGGAGAAAAGGTTTCGAATGAGGATAGTGTAGGTATAGTAGAGAGGTGGGATCCGGTTAGTGAATATTTGTTCGTTTCTACTAATTCAGATTTCGAAGTTGGTAGTATTATTGAGTCTGAAACCTCTCAAATTAAGTCTAGAGTCAAATCTAAGATTGATTTTAATTCAACTATCGGTATTGGTGCAGGAACCACATTTATTGACGGTTGGCAATCAAATTCTGGTTTCTTGAATGACAATTTGCAAGTCATTCCCAACAATGAGTACTATCAGAACTTCTCATATTCGCTCAAATCTAGAATTCCTTATAAGACTTGGGATGACCCAGTAAGTTCTCTTAATCACACTGCAGGTTTTGATAAATTTGCAGATTTGGTCATTGATAACAATGCTGCTAGTAATACATCACCACAAGAAGTAACTATCGATACGGTGGTTGATCTTATTGGTGAAGGTAATCTCTATTGTTTCCCAGATTTTGATGGTGCAACAGAAACTACTATTGATGTTATCAATGGTAAGACTGTATCCGACCAAATTATATTCGAAAATCGAATTTTACTAGATTACTTCGAATCTAGAGGAAATAGAGTATTAGAACTGGATGATCTTAGTGGTCAATTTAACAGTAATCCAAGAGATACAAGATATTCTATTGTAGACTTCTTTGACAACAAATTCTACTTCAATAAGTTCTTTACTTTGGTTCAGGACAGAGAAGTTAGAAACAGAAAACAGTCTAGTATTGTTTCTGTTGCACAAGATGGAACTAGAGGTTTTGTTAATCAGTATGGTACTTTAGACACTGCAATGTCTTTGGGTTATTTTGACTATATTGGTGCAGGAACTAGTACATGGGGCCTAACCTTCTATCCAACTCTGTTTAAGTACAATAATTACGATATTTCTTACTTCACCTTCAGTGGATTGAATGATGTAACTGGAATTGGAACTCAACAAATTGGTAATGTAGTTAAAATTTCTACTGCAAGTACTAATGTATCTGTTGCAACCACTACTAATCTGGTATCAATTTCTTCTACCTACAGAGCTGCAAAACTTCTTATTCAAATGGAAGATGCAGAAAATAACTACTATGGTAACGAACTTAACATTCTTCACGACGGAACAAATGTAACTACTCTTCAATATGGTGCAATTGATAATAAGGTTGGTCTTGCAGGTCTACCAAGTTCTGGATTTGGAACATATAATGCATACATTTCTGGTGGACTCGTAAAAGTTGATATTATTCCGACTGTAGGAACTGCAGTTACTGCAAATGTGAGTGTTGTCTCTATTGCAGACAATAGTGCTTCTGGAGTTTCTACATCGAATCTTGTAGTTACTAACCTATCGTCTTATTCTAAGTCTATTGCTTCTTCAGGAACCCCTGTTGAAAATATTGTTGCTTCTTACTCATCTCCATTCAATTCTGAATACTTTATTGTGTCGGTAGAGGACACTACAAACAATGAGTATGAGATGTTTGAGGTAAATGTCCTTGATAATGATACTGTAAACAGAATTGTAAAATATGGTGATATTAGAACTAATGTAGGTCTTGGAACAGTTGGTGTTACGAATAGTAGTACCGAAACTCATCTTGTATACACACCAAATCCGAATATCAACGTTGAAATAAGAGCATTTGGTATTTCTCTTAAGAATTTCAACAATATTGTTGGTATTTCTTCCATTGACCTCGATAATAACATTCTATTCTCCGAATATGGAACTTATACCGGTACAGAGTTCGATAAAAAGACTGCATTCAAGTTACAATCGAATAATCTAGAGGTATTCCAAAGAAGTTTTGTGGGAAACAGTACTTCTGTAGTTAATACTACGAGTAATCAAGTTACTTTGGAAGACCACTTCTTCGTAACCGGTGAGAAAGTTACTTATGATTATGAAAATTCGATTCTATCAACTGCAAACGCCATTGGGATCGGAACTACAAGTGTAGCTGGTGTATCCACTGATAAACTTCCATCTACTCTTTATATTGTCAAATATAGTGAAAAGTCTGTAGGGTTTGCAAAAAGTGCAGCAGATGCTCTGAGTACAGTTCCTATTGTATTTGATCTGAACTCTGTTGGTATTGGAACATTTCATAAAATTACCGCAACTAATCAAAACGCTAGAGCATTGTTGGCAATTGACAATATGGTTCAGTCACCTGTAACTGAAGTGAACATTGAAACCCAGTTGTCTGAAAGTATTGTATTTGATGTAGATTTTGATGTTGTTGGGGTCACATCGTTTAGAGCAAATGATTTGCTTAAGATTGATGATGAGATTATGCTTGTTCAGAACACGGGAGTTTCTTCTGAGAATAGTCTCAAAGTTCTACGAGCACAGATGGGAACACAAGTTGCCTCACATAATATAGGAACTTCAGTCAATTTACTTGGTGGTAATTATAATATTGTCGATAATACGGTTCACTTTGCTTCTGCACCATTTGGAGCCACTCCAATTGGAACTACTACAGCAGGACCTGACAATGTAGATTGGGTTGGTGTTACCACATACTCAAGTTTCCAAGGTAGAACCTTCATGAGAAGTGGTATTCTTAATGATGACCTTGACACCTATGCAACTAACTATACCTTTGATAATATTCAAAGTGGATTTAATGGTCAAAGAAAAGTATTTACTTTGACTCAAAACGGTCAAAACTTAGTTGGATTCGCAACTAATCAGGCGATCGTATTAAATTCAAATATTCTTCAAGAACCACTAGGTGGTCAGATAACATCTGGTGACTATAGTTTCCTTGAAGTTGCCGGTGTTACTAGTATTACATATCTCGGTGATAGTGTCTCATCTGAAGAAGACCCGAATAAAGCTTCAATTCCTAGAGGAGGAACACTTATTTCTGTTGGTTCTACTCCAGGTTTTGGTTTCCAACCACTAGTTAGTGCTGGTGCTTCAGTATTCGTCAACTCTGGTGGTACAATCAACTCGATTAGTATTGGTAATAGTGGTTCTGGTTATAGAACTGGTATTCAAACCAATGTAGGTGTTGGTATTATCACATCTTCTACTGGAGATGTTAGAGTTATTGGTATTGGTACTGCAAATATTGTAGATGGTCATGTAGATAGTATTGACCTTTATAACCTTGGTTCTAATCTTGACTTCAACAATCCACCCGTTGTTGTTATAGACAAACCTCTTGGATACTCAAATATTCCTTTAGTCTATAGTTCTAATTCTGCATCTGGAGTTGGTACTGGTGCAAGAGTTGATATTGTTGTTGGACAAGGTTCTAGTGTTATTAATTTTGATATTGTAAGTGGTGGTTTTGGATATAATGTAGGTGATAAACTCAATATTGCTATTGGTGGTACAACAGGTGTTAAGACTGACTCAAGTCTTCCATTCATTCCGTTTGAATTAAGTGTCACTGATGTATATCGAGATACTTTTAACGGGTTTACTGTTGGTGAACTTGATGTATTTGATAGTATTAATGAGTTGTTTGACGGGTTGGCTACAAAATTCCCTCTTACGATTTCAAATCTACAATTTGCGATTGAATCTAAGAAAGGTTCAAACATCAATCTTGCTCAGGCACTAATCATAACAATCAATGATGTCTTACAAGTTCCTGAGGTTGCATATACATTTACTGGTGGTGGTTATGTAGAGTTTACAGAACCTCCTAAAAAGGGTGACACTTGTAAAATTATCTTCTATAAGGGTACCCCAGATGTTGATGTTGTGTTTGTTGACATTCTCGAAACCGTTAAAATTGGTGATACATTACAACTGAAGAATGACATTGCAAAAGGTCAAACTTTTGGTTTATACCAAGACCCAAGAGTAGTGACAGGTATTACCACTCTGGATACTGTAACCACTCTTGCTTACAATGGTCCTGGTGTTACTACAAATACTGCTCTTGTAAGACCTGTTACTTGGTGTAAGCAAACTGATGATATTACAATCAATGGTGACTTTGTAACCAAGGATAGAATTGACCAGGAACCTTATATCTATCCTGCAGCATATCTAACAGCCTATGTTGGTTTCACTAGTAACTATGGTTATGTTGATAGTATTAGACCGTTGTTTAACTCTAGAAGTGAAACAAATCTTCTAGATTATCAAGATAAAATCGTAATTATAGACCAGGGAACTATCGATGTCGCAACTGCTACTGCATCTACTGGTGCTGGTGGAACAATCACATCATTTACTGTAAGTAATGTTGGTGCAGGTTATTCTTACCTAACAAATCCTGTGGTATCAGTTTCTTTACCGGATGTACTCAATGGAACCCGAGCAACAGGTATTGCTTCAGTAACCGGTGATGGTGTAATATCGATTTCTGTATCTAATGCAGGAACAGGATACACTCAGGCACCTACTGTTCTTATTCAACAACCTTCTGTCAGAAGAGAGAAGATTGGAGTTACCTCATACTTTGGTGATTATGGTAATATCGTTGGTTATGCACATTCAGGTATCAATACTGCGTTTATTGAACTACATATCCCAGAAGATTCTTACATGAGAGATGCATCTATTGCAGGTGTTGCCGTTACGGTCAGTCAATTGATTCCTGGTGATTTCTTCCTCGTCAATGACTCGAATGTGGGAATATTTACTGATAATAACTTTGATGGAATATATTATGTCAAGAATGCGGAAAATGTAACCAAGAATCTTTCGAGTATTGGTCTCGGTGTCACTGTTGTTCGAAGAATTGAGTTTACAAGTCAAGGATATTCTTCTGGTTCTGGTACATTTGATAACTCTCGTATTTTCGGTGAATATACATGGGGTAAACTTCAGTTCATAAACAGAGTTCCTGCAACTGCTCTAGAGTTCTTCCCTGAAGGTTATAGTGGATTATCATCATCACCTCTTGTACAAAGATTTGAACCTTTGAAATTCAATAATTATAATGTTTAGATAAATACAAACATAGAAAAGGATTCTGTATAGAAGATGGCATACCAAGGTATTAATACGGGTTCATCTCCCAATAGTGGAACAGGTGACTCACTTATTGAAGGTGCCGAAAAGATTAACAGTAATTTTGTTGAACTTTATAACATTGTTGGTAATGGGACAACCACCCTTGTTGGTATTGTAACTCAAATTACTGCAGGTACTAATGTCAGTGTTAGTACCGCATATGGTTCTGTCGAAATATCTGCACCTACACCATCTCAGATAACCACCACAAACTTGAATGTAAGTGGTGTTTCTACACTAGGTGCAATCTCAGTAACCGGAGCAACATCAATAACTGGTGTTACCTCAATAACTGGGGCAACATCAATAACCGGTGTTACTTCAATAACCGGTTCGGTATTGATTTCTGGTATTACTACACTTGCGAGTAGTGGTGGTATTACTACAACTGGTGGTGACCTTTATGTTGGTGGTGATTTATATGTACTAGATGATGTTGTCTATGATGAAGTTACTGGCAGAAACCTGAACATTACTGGTGTTGGTACTGTAGCAATACTGGGAGTTAGTAGTACTTCAACATTGGCTGGTGATGTAAGTATTGGTTCATCTCTAAGTGTGAGTGGTGTTTCAACACTAACTGGTAATGTAAGTCTTGGTTCATCGTTATTGATGACAGACGACAAAAAATTTATACTAGGTGACAACTCAGAATTTACTTTCTTCCATAATGACTCTGATGGAAATGTCATTAGTGCCGATGTTGGCAGTTTAAATGTTAAGGCAGATACCCAAAACTACACTAGTGGTGCCGGAACAACTCAAGTCATGGCGACCAATGTTGATGGTAACTTTGGTGTTGAACTCTACTATAACAATAACAAGAGACTTGAGACAAGACATGGTGGTGTAAATGTACAAGGATACTTTAAGGCGTCTGGTATCTCCACATTAGGTATTGTCACTGGTGCAACATATTATGGTGATGGTTCGAATCTAACTGGAGTAGTCACATCTCTGACTGGTGCTGATGGTTCTGCAATGGTTGGTGTTGTTACAACTTTGACTGGGGCTGATGGTTCTGGTATGACCGGTGTTGTTACGACCCTTACTGGAGCAAATGGTTCTGGTATGATTGGTATTGTAACTTCAATTATTGCTGGTTCTAATATTACACTTACTGGTGGTCCAACAGGTATTGTTACCATTGCAGCATCAGGTGGTGTTGGTGTAGGTACGACAAATGTAAGTACTAATTCATTGGTCGTCTCTGGTATTTCTACTCTAGGTGTTGTGACCAGTGCAACATACTATGGGGATGCATCCAATATCACTTCGGGTAAATGGAATCTTGGTGCAGATGGTAGTACTCACTATCAATTTACTGGTCCTGGTGGGTTAAGTGCTACAGCCGATCCTGTCATATACCTGGCAAGAGGACAAAAATACGAATTTGTCAATAATATGGATGCTCACCCATTTGAAATTAGAGTATCAAATGGTGGTGCTGCATATACTAACGGTATATCCGTAGAGGGAACCACATCAAATGGAACTACAACTTTTGATGTCCCATTTGATGCACCAAACTCACTATATTATCAATGTACTGCTCATGCGGGGATGGGTGGAACTGTTGTAGTATATCCCGACCTGTTTACAGTCTAAATAACAAAAAAGTCCGGTAAAAATGGCTGCGATAATTACAGATCAATTACGTATTTTGAATGCAAAGAATTTCGTGGATGATGTCCAGAATTCTTCTAATTCTTATTACGCGTGGATTGGTTTACCAGACCCTGCAGATTTTCAAAGTGACTGGGACTCGAATCCCCCGGCACCTAAAGATAGTTTAGATCAATCCAATGATTATTGGGATACGATGTTGGCTCTTAAGAGAATCAACTCTACTGATGTAAGTCAGGTTGTTAGAAAGATTGTATGGCAGTCTGGAACCACATATGATATGTGGAGAAATGATATTACGAGAGATAACCCATCTCTTCCTTCTAACTCATATGACATTTATGACTCAAATTTCTATGTAATGAATAGTGAGTATAAAGTTTATATTTGTCTGTTCAATAATGCAAACCCGGAAAATAGTTATAGAGGTGGTCCATCACTAGACGAACCAAACTTTACTGACCTAGAGCCTAGAGAGGCTGGTAGTAGTGGTGATGGATATATTTGGAAGTATCTTTATACTATCAAACCAAATCAAATCATTAAATTTGATTCTACAAGTTATATTGCCGTACCAACTGATTGGGATACTAATGCATCTTATGCACCAGTAAAAGAGAATGCTGCAAATAGTGGTGAAATTAAGATTGTAACCATTAGGAATCGTGGTGTTGGTATTGGAACTGCAAATGTCACTTATACTAGAGTACCTATTCTAGGTAATGGTAGAGGTGGAGAAGCTACAGTTGTTATTAATAATGATGCAAAGGTAGAATCCGTCACTGTTTCTAGAGGTGGTCATGGTTATACCTTCGGTACACTAGATTTGAAGAGTGGTGGTGTACCAAATGGAACAATTGCTCCAGTCTTTGATGTAATCATTCCTCCTCCTGGAGGTCATGGTGCTGATATTTACTCTGAACTGGGTGCATACAATGTTCTATCTTATGCAAGATTTGAGAATGATACCCAAAACCCTGACTTTATTACTGGTAACCAATTTGCCCGAGTAGGAATTGTAAAAAATCCAACAAATTATAATTCTTCGTCATTTCTTACCAAAGATAAGGCAAGTGCTCTGTATGCACTTAAATTGGTAGGTACTGGTTACAGTGAAGCAGTATTTACTGCAGACTCCTTTGTAACTCAAACTGTTGGTCTTGGTTCTACTGCTGTAGGAAAAGTTGTTTCTTATGACAATCAGACTGGTGTTCTGAAGTATTGGCAGGATAGAAGAACTTCTGGATTTAATACTGACGGAACAAAAAATACTGTTCCTGTCTATGGATTCAATCAATTAGAATTTACTGCATCACCAACTAATGGTGGTACTATTAATATTGTTCCCACTTCAGGTAATACGTTGGATATTGATGTCAACTTTACTGGTGTTTCCACGGCAATAAATAGTAGGACATACTACTTGGGTCAGGAATTCGCAAAAGGAGTATCGAACCCAGAATCACAAAAATATTCTGGCGATATCATTTATGTTGATAATAGACCTTCTGTTACCCGATCCTCTTCTCAGAAAGAAGATGTTAAAGTTATCTTGCAATTCTAAGAGATATGCCACAGGAAACTAATCTAAACGTCGCTCCATATTTTGACGACTTTGATCCTAAACAAAATTATTACAAGATTCTTTTCAAACCTGGCTATCCAGTTCAGGCTAGAGAATTAACTGGTCTGCAGTCAATTCTTCAGAATCAAGTCGAAGACATGGGTAACCATTTCTTCAAAGAAGGTGCTAAGGTTATTCCTGGTGATTTGACCTATGTCAAAGACTTTTATGGAATTCAGATTGAACCCGAGTTTCTTGGTATACCCGTAAGCATATATCTCGATCAATTAGTTGGGACGATTATTACTGGCCAATCGTCAAATGTAACTGCACGTGTTGTAACTTATATTACTGAAGGTGAATCAGATAGAGGAACTTATACCTTATATGTTAACTACGAAAACTCATCTTCTGAGGAAGATGTAAGTACTTTTATTAGTGGAGAAGTTTTAACCACAAGTACAAATATTAATTACGCATCGACTTTCATTGCATCTGGTGAAGGATTTTGTTCTACAATTCCTCAAAATGCTCCTGTTATCGGTTCGTCTTTCAACCTTTCACAAGGAATTTATTTTCTGAGAGGTTATTTTGTTGATGTTGCAACTCAAACTCTAATTCTTGATCAGTATAGTAATACTCCATCTTACCGAGTTGGTCTTGATATTATTGAAGAGATCATTTCTTCCGATGTTGACCCATCGTTGAATGATAATGCACAAGGATTTAATAATTATACTGCACCTGGTGCAGATAGACTTAAGATAACACCAATATTGGCTAAAAAGCCTCTCGATAATTTTGACGAAAGTAACTTTGTTCAACTTTCAGAAGTCAGTAATGGTGTTTTAAGATTAATTAATAGAGATACTGAGTATAATTTTCTAGGTGATGAGTTTGCAAAAAGAACTTTTGATGAATCTGGTCATTATTATGTAAAAGAATTTGTTACTAGTGTAAAAAACAGTCTGAACAACGAGGAAGGAAACAGAGGAATATATAATCCCGGTCAAACTACTCAGTCTGGAAATACACCTGATGATAATATCGGAGTTTATAAAATTTCTCCGGGTAAAGCATATGTCAAAGGTTATGAAGTAGAAACTATCGTACCTTCTTTAATTGATTTTCCAAAACCAAGAGCAACCAAGCAATTAAAAAATCAAGGTCTTAATTTTGGTTTCGGTCCAACTATAGCACTTAATAGAGTCTTTGGATCTCCGACTATTGGTATTAACACTACAAATACCCTGAGTCTTAGAAGTAGAAGAGTTGGTTCAAATCAAGAAACTGCACCAGGTAAAGAAATTGGTATTGCAAGAATCTATGACTTTGCACTTGAGTCTGGTTCTTATGACACAAATTTCGCTGACTTGAACGTTTGGGATCTCTCACTTTTCGATGTTCAGACATATACTGATATTACACTCAACGAACCAGTAACACTTAACACATCTTCCTATGTTAAAGGTGAGTCAAGTGGAGCAACTGGATTCCTTAAGTATTCTGTAAGTGCAGGAACGGCAATTACTGCATATAGTGTTGAGGGGGATTTCTTTAAAGGTGAGAGACTTCTGTTTAATGGTGTTCTTGAGAATGCAAGATTTGTCACTGAGTCAACTAATTTCTCACTATCCGATACTAAATCAGTATTTGGTATTGTAGGAACTGGTAATACATTCACTGCAGATATTATTCAAACTCCGGTTTATGATATTGGTAATGCAACTTGTTCACCAGAGGTTGGTAATTCTTCAAGAATTTCAATTCCAGTAGATCCTGGTTTCTCTTTTGTTGGTATTGTCACTGTTGGTAACCTCGTAAGATTCTCTAGAGCTAATCTAGATACTGCAACATTTACCAGAGTGATTGGAGTTGGTAGAACCAATATTACAGTCGAGGGTGTAACAACAGTTTCTGGTATTTGTGACGGTAATCTTCCTACAGGAAGTAGTGAATCTATCTCCAATGTACAAATAATCAGTACTAGAGCTCAAAGAAACGCTGGTTCTGGTAATATTACCGATAACGAATCACTGTATAGTGCATTCCCTAAAAGTAATGTCGCATCTGTAGACCTAATTGACTCTGATATTATTATCAGAAGACAGTATAATACAAATATCACAACTAATTCTACTGCGGTTATTAATGCTGGAGATAATGAAGTATTCTTACCCTTTGACGAAGAAAGATATACTTTAATCCGGTCAAATGGTCAGACTGAAGTTCTTACTGAAGATAGGTTTGTATTCACTAACGGATTTGCATCAGTTCAGATTACTGGTCTGGGTGCAAATGATGTCAACACCACACTCATTACTACAATTAAAAAAAGTAATGTTACATCTAAAACTAAACTGAATTCTGTCTCTAACAGTATTATTATTGATAAGTCAAGTTCATCTGCATCTGGTATTGGTTCTACAACTCTTGGTGATGGATTGGTTGCAGGCAATTACCCATTCGGAACAAGAGTACAAGATGAAGTTATTTGTCTGAATACCCCAGATGTAACTAAGATTTATGGTGTATTTCAATCTGATGATGTAGGAGACCCTATTGCTCCATGTATGACACTATCTCAGATGGATGGTGTTAGTGGAACAACTAATGATTTACTTATCGGTGAGACACTGACTGGTCAAACTAGTGGTGCCAAGGCAATATATATTGAGAAATTTACAGATACTAAAGTATATTTTATCTACCTGAATAGTTCAACTTTCCAAAACGGAGAAATTGTATCTGGTAATCTGTCTTCAACCAATGGTATTGCAAACAGTGCAAAACTGGGTTCTAAAAACATTACCAAAGATTTCAAGTTCTCTAATGGACAGAAGGGTGGATATTATGATTATTCAAGAATTATCAGAAAGGGTTCTGCAGGAATTCCTTCTAGAAGATTGAGAGTTTACTATCAAACTGCTCATTATGATCCTGCGGATCAAGGTGATATCACCACAGCAAATTCTTATAATAATTTCGATTATGCAAAACTGTCCACGGTAAATGGACATAGAAATTCTGATATTATTGATGCAAGACCCAGAGTAACTGATTATACTGTTGTTGCTGGTGCAAGGTCACCACTAGAATTTGATGGTAGAAATTTTGCAGATGCTGTTGATGGGAATCAGCATAGTTCTAATCACATTATTGCTTCTGATGAAATAATGACTCTTGGTTATGAATATTATCTCCCAAGGGCGGATAGAATTTATATTGATAAATCAGGTTCTATAAGTGTAATTGAAGGTACTCCTCAGGATCAACCGAGACTTCCTGATAGTATCAGTGGTGCAATGAATATTGCGAATGTTTTCCTACCTGCATACTTATATAATACCTCTGATGCAAAAATTAATTTTGTAGAGCATAAGAGATATCAAATGAATGATATCGCCAAACTTGAGCAGAGAATTAAAAATCTTGAGTACTACACATCCTTGAGTCAAATTGAGACGAATACTCTTAATTTGTTTGTAGAAGATGCAAATGGCAATAACAAATTTAAGTCTGGTATTTTCGTAGATAACTTCTCTTCCCTTGAACCACAAGATTCTACGATTGGTATTAAGAATAGTGTTGATACTAAGAAAGGTATCCTAAGACCTTCCCATTATACTACTGCAATTAATCTTCAACTAGGAACAACTGCAATTCCAGGAATTGGAGCAACTTCTGATGCCAATCAAGATTCTCAGTTCGCAGAGATTGTTGGTAATGGTATCAAACAAACCGGAAGAGTTATCACTCTTGACTACACTGATCAATCTTGGTTGACACAACCATATGCAACAAGAATTGAAAGTGTCACTCCTTTCCTAATTCAGTTCTGGCAAGGTACTGTTAAGTTGACTCCAGATGTTGATGTTTGGATTGATGTCAATAGACTCGAAATCAACAATGTAATGATGGAGGGTTCATTCCAGGGTATTGCAGAATCTCTTGGTGCAGAAGTAACTACCAATGCAGATGGTTCAAGAACTGGTGTAAGTCCGGTTCTTTGGAATTCATGGGAAACCGTTGGTGTCAACTTGGATATGTCATTGTCAAATGACCAACAATTCCTCCAAGGTGCATCTGATGTAGTATCAAATGGTCTTGTAGACAATCTTCTTCGTGGAAGAGATGTTGGTGTCAATCAAATTGTTGATGCAAGTGATGCTATTGTTAATAACATTTCTGCAAGTGGTGGAATTACCCTAGATCAACAAAGATCTGGAACTCAATCAACTGTCAATGAAGTAATTGAGACAGAATCTCTTGGTGATAGAGTTGTAAGAAGAGACATCATTCACTTTATGAGGTCTCGTAACATTGATGTTACCGCAACAAAATTCAGACCTTATACCAGACTTTATTCATTCTTTGATCAAGTAGATGTCAACAAGTTTGTTGTACCTAAGTTGATTGAAATTGAAATGAGCCATGGAGCATTCGTTGTTGGTGAAACCGTTAATGGTAGATTGAATAATGGTGGTTCTCAACAAAACAATTCGAGTTCTGTTCCACGTATAAACTTTAGGGTTGCAAAGTCTGATCATAAGTATGGTCCATATAATAATCCAACAGATCTTTATGACGAAAGCCCTTATGATAGAAACGTTTTTGTCAATTCTGTATATTCAGAATCTTCCAATACTGTAAACGTTGATACATTTAGTCTTTCTTCCGAAGATTTCCCACAGTTTAGTGGTTATATCTCAAAGGGGATGGTTCTGACAGGTAGGACCAGTGGTGCTCAGGCAAAAGTCACTAATGTAAGACTTATTAGTGATAGTGTTGGTACTCTACAGGCATCATTCAGAGTACCTGATGGTGCAAACAATGCAAACCCAACGTTTGAAACTGGTAGGTCAAGATTTAGACTTACCAGTAGTAAAATTAACAGTCAAATCGAAGGAGCCACAACCACTGCAGGAGAAGGGACATTCTATTCACAAGGTGATGTAGATACCACTCAAGAAGCAACACTCTCTTTGAGAAATGCTTCGGTTGAAACTGAAGACTTTAGTCAACTGAGAACTCTTAGTGATAATTTCACATCTAATACCATTGCGGTTGAAAGTGGATTTGATGTTACAACTACAATCGAGCAGGATATCACAAATATCCAGCAAGATTTTATTACAAACATTCAACAAGATTTTATTACTAATGTTACTAATGTCACTAACGTTACTAATGTAACACGTAATAACTTTACTACTAATATTATACGAAGACCCACACCACCACCACGTCCACGCTTTTTTGGAGGAGACCCTCTCGCACAGACATTCCGTGTTGATGATGAGACCGGAATTTTTGTTACTAAAGTCAATGTATTCTTCCAATCAAAAGATGCAAACACTCCTGCAACTTTCCAACTGAGAGAATGTAAACTTGGAACACCAACAGAGACTGTTCTTGCTTTCTCTGAAGTTGATATTGAACCTGCAAACGTGACAGTCAGTGATGATGGTTCTATTCCATATACCATTACATTGGATTCTCCAGTGTATCTAAATGGTGGAACTGAGTATGCCATGGTTCTACTATCACACTCGGTTGAGTGGAAAGTATGGATTAGTAGATTGGGTGAAGCTGATGTAAGAACTGTAGACCAAGAGGCTGGTCAGATTCTTGTAACAGAACAACCTCTTCTTGGTTCTTTATTCAAATCTCAAAATGCTTCGGTATGGACTCCAAGTCAGTATGAAGACCTTAAGTTTGAGATGTTTAGATCTTCGTTTAATCCCTCAGGTAACGTTCAATTCTTTAATCCAAATCTACCTACAGCACTTTCACAGATTGATCCAACTGGTCTCTCTATGAATTCTAGAGAAATTAGAGTTGGTCTCGGTACTACGGTTCAGGATACTGATCTAACTGTAGGTAATACGGTTAAGCAACTCAATATTGGTGCAACAGGAACACTAGTTGCCTTCGCAGGATCTGCAACATCAAATCTTTCACTCACAAACACTGGTAGTGGATATGTACCTGCAAGTGGTAGTCAATCTTATACTGGAGTTGCATTAACATCAATTACCGGTAAAGGACTAGATGCCACTGCAAATATTACCATTACCAATGGTTCTGCTACAGCAGCAACTATAAACAATGGTGGTGTTGGTTACGTAGTCGGTGATGTTCTGACACCTGTCAATCTAGGTGGTGTCAATCTTGGTTCTGGAATGCAACTTTCCGTTGAGTCCATTCTTGGAAACAACACTCTGATACTGAATAATGTTCAAGGTAACTTTGTAACTAATTCAGGTTATCCACTGTACTACGATAATAATACTGGTATTACAACAGAACTTAATTATGGTGTTGGTGGAGATGTAGTTCCAGTTTCCCCAATAAACATCACAACAAATGGTGATTATATCAAGGTGTTCCAGAGAAATCATGGTCTATACTCGAATGTAGATAGACTTGATCTTACTGATGTAGCATCAGACACTATACCAATCGGTCTTGCTCAAGAATATCCATTCAATACTACAACATTCATCACTCTTGATGGTGCAGCAACTGAATTCACTACGTTTGAAAATATTGGAGTTGGTGCTACTAACCCTGGTTACATTAAGGTTGGGGACGAAATTATTAGTTACAATGGTATTAATGGCAGAACATTGACTGGTATTGTAAGAGGAGTAGATGATACTACGATTGCAACTCACGATCTGGGAGAACTCGTTAGTAAGTATGAACTGAATGGTGTTTCATTGAGAAGAATCAATAGACAACATCAACTCTCAAATGTCAATACAAGTGATTTGGTAGAGGCACCTATTGGTTTGGATTACTATTACATCAAAGTTCAGATGAATGTTGGTGGTATTAATAGAGCACCTGGTAATGCAGATGGTTTCCCACCACTATACTTCAATGAAAGAACTGTTGGTGGTGGTCCAGATGTCGCAGGTTCTTATAACCTACCTTTCTCGTTGATTACTCCAAAAGTAACTACAATCACACCAACTGGTACTAACCTTATCTCTCAAGTAAGAACAGTCTCTGCCTCAAGTATTTCTGGAAATCAACAGTCATATGTTGATGAGGGTTACGAACAAGTTAATATCTTCAGTAAGAATTACTTCAACTCTCAGAGAATGATTGCATCACCACTGAATGAATCTCTATATTTGAATAGTGACTCATATCCTGGCCAGAAATCATTCTCCATGTTGTTCAGTATGTTTACTACTGACGAAAGATTGAGTCCTGCAATTGACTTGGATAACGCTTCTGTGGTCTTTACCTCAAACAGAGTAAATAGTCCAGTTACTAATTATGCCGCAGACTTTAGAGTCAATGGCACTGAGACTGATCCAAACTCGTTTGTATATGTTTCTAAGAATATCGTTCTTGAGAATCCTGCAACTTCTCTGCAAGTCATATTGGATGCATACATTTCTAATAACAATGATATTAGATTGTTCTATGCATTGAATCAGGATACTAAACCTGAAGAGACTGTGTTTGTCCCATTCCCTGGATATTCGAACGTTGCAAGTAATGGTGCTATTATTGACATCTCAAACAATAATGGTACATCAGATGTAAGAGTACCCTCTATTGATTCCTATCAACCAGAGCCGTCTATAAACCTCTACAAGGAGTATAAGTTCACAATTGATGAATTGATACCATTTACATCTTTCCGTATCAAGGTAGTGGGTACATCGACCGATCAGTCTAATGCTCCACTCATAAGAACCCTTCGGGCTATCTCGTTCGCTTGATATGAAACAGTTAATACCAGTAGAAGGAATGGAAGGTTATTTTAGAGACTCCTCAACCGGAGCCATTCTTAATAAAAATAACCTTGAGTTCCAAGCCTACGTGAAAAATAGAGATAACATGACTAAGGAGAGACAAAGACTTGATTCTCTTCAGAGTGAAGTATTATCTCTAAAAGGTGATATGAGTGATATTAAGAATTTACTTTCGGATATTACATCGATGTTAAGACCAGACTATAAATAGTCAATATAGAAGTTCTTATATAAATGGCTCAGCCTACCACCAGACAAGAATTCACTGATTATGTTTTGAGACAACTTGGTGCTCCTGTTTTGGAGGTCAATGTTGCTGATGAACAGGTTCAGGATTTAATTGATGATGCTATTCAATATTTTAACGAGAGACATTTCGATGGTGTTACGCAGGTATACTTAAAGTATCAGGTAACTCAAGACGATATCAATAGAGGTAGAGCAAGACCACCTGGTGCTCCTCAAAATGAAAGTGGAACTACTGGTATTGCATCAACATCAGCAACTGCAAATATTGTAGGTACTGCGACCACATTTACATACTATCAGAATAGTAATTATATACAAATTCCACCTTCAATTATTGGAGTGAACAAAGCATTTCAGTTTGGTGGTGGAATGGGACAGGGTATGTTCAATGTCAAATATCAAATGATGTTGAATGACTTTATCGGTCTCAATGGATTTGGTGCATCTGGTTATGATTTGACATCATATTCAATGACAATGGGTTATTTGGAGACAATTAATTTCATCCTGAATACACATAAGCAGATTAGATTTAATCAGAGAACTGATAGGTTGTATTTGGATATTGACTGGAGTGAGTTACAGGTTGGTGAGTTTCTTGTTCTTGATTGTTGGGCTGCAAATGATCCTAACGAGTATTCAAGAATTTGGAACGATTCGTTCCTGAAACCATATGTAACTGCTCTTGTTAAAAAGCAGTGGGGTCAGAATTTAATTAAGTTCCAGGGTGTGAAGCTTCCAGGTGGTATTGAATTTAATGGAAGACAAATATATGAAGACGGTCAAGCAGATCTTGATAAGATCCAAGAGAAGATGATGAGTACATATGAACTTCCACCTTTAGATCTTATTGGGTAATACATTATGCTCAACCCATTTTTCCTGAACGGTAGTAAAACTGAGCAGAATCTAGTCCAGAGTCTTGTCAACGAACAGTTGAGGATGTATGGAATAGAAGTCTATTACTTACCCAGAAGGTATGTTACAACTAATACTGTTATAAAAGAAGTTATTCAATCTGACTTCACTAACGCATATCCTATTGAAGCGTATGTGGATAACTATGAGGGATATACTGGTCAGGGAAGTATTCTCTCGAAGTTTGGTATTGAAAATAGAGATGACTTACAACTTGTCATTTCAAAAGAACGATATGAGAATTATATTACACCACTAATTAAAGATATTCCAGATATTGAACTTTCGACACGACCAAAAGAGGGTGACTTAATATACTTCCCTCTTGGGGATAGGTTATTTGAAATTAAGTTTGTAGAACATGAACAACCTTTCTATCAACTCAAGAAGACATATGTCTATGAGTTAAGATGTGAACTCTTCCGTTATGAAGATGAAGTTATTGATACTGGTATTGAAGATATCGATGACGAGATTGCACAGATTGGTTATATTCAGACACTGGCACTAATTGGTGCTGGTAGATCTGCGACAGCAACCGCACAGGTATGTCCCGCAGGTGCAGTTAGTCAGGTATTCATTACCAATATGGGTAAGGATTATGTGACTCAACCTCAAGTTGGTTTCTCTTCAGCACCTCCAGGAGGAATTACTGCTACAGGTATTGCATCACTATCTTACGATTATCCAAACTGTAATGGTATAGGTGGTAGAATTTCTGCTATTCATATGACAGATGCTGGTTGTGGATATACTGTTGCACCTTGGGTATTGATAACTGGAGATACTGGTGTTGGTGCAGCTGCAACTACTGGTATTTCTACAGATGGTTCTGTTCGTAAAATTACAGTTACTGATGGTGGTTCTGGATATGTCAAGCCACCTAATGTTTCTATTGGTTTGACCGCAGGAACTTATCCATTATTCAGTGATACTAATCATTATTGGGATTCTTCTACTACCACATTCGATTCATTCTACCCATCACCATCTAGATATGCGGTTGGTCTTGCAGCAATTAGTGCAGGTATTGTTACTGCAATTTATGTTATAGATGGTGGTTCTGGATATGATACTAACCCAGTCGTAACTATCGATCCACCGTTTGTTGATAATCCTGATATTAGTGTTGGTGGAATGTTTGTATTTAATGAGACTGTGACTGGTTCTCTATCCGGTACAACTGCAAGAGTCAAGGAATGGAATGGTGTTACAAATATTATGGAGATCAGTATTGTAAGTGGTAGTTTTGTTCCACAAGAATATATAACCGGTAATACATCTGGCGCAAAGTATGTAATTGGTTCTGTAAATACTGACGATTTAGTCACACCATTTGCAGATAATGATAACATTGAGTCAGAAGCAAAAACAATTTTAGATTTCTCAACATCCAATCCATTTGGTATGCCGTAGTCAAAAGTTGTTAAATAGAAGTATATGTCTTCAAAGTAATGTTTGAATATTTTTACAATGAGATCTTTAGATCTGTAATTATTGGATTTGGTTCTTTGTTCAATGGAATCCAAATTCAACATAAAGATGAGAATGACTCTACCTTTAGTGTCGTCAAAGTTCCTCTTGCTTACGGACCTACTCAGAAATTTCTTGCAAGACTAAAACAGAACCCGGATTTGAATGCACCGGTTCAAATAACACTTCCGAGGATGTCATTTGAATTCACAAATCTGTCGTATGATTCCTCAAGAAAATCAACTCAAACACAGACGGTAGTTTACACAGATCCTGATGGGACAGAGACGAAGAAAGGATATCTTCCTGTTCCATATAATATGACAATCACTCTTTCAATTTACACGAAATTGAATGATGACATGCTTCAAATTATTGAACAAATTGTTCCTTACTTTCAACCGGGTTATACACTCCCCATTAAGTTCTTGGGTAATCTGAATGAAGTAATCAATGTTCCGGTTCAACTGGATAACATTGATATGAGTGATGATTATGAAGGTAATTTTGATACAAGAAGAGCACTTATATACACTCTGACATTCACGGCGAAGACTTATGTCTTTGGTCCTCTCAAGGATGTTTCTGGAGACATTATCAAGAAAGTTACTGTTGGATATGTTGCTGGTTCAACCAGTGGCAGGTCATACGAAAGAGATGTTACGTATCAAGTTACTCCAAGAGCAGTCAAAGATTATGATGGTGTAGTTGCAACTCTACTCTCAGAGAATGTTGACATGGTAGAAACTATAATTGATGTTGATGATGGAACTAAAATTCCAGAGAAATCTTATATTTACATCGGTCAAGAAGAGATGTATGTAGATAATGTGACAGGAAACAGGTTAGTAGTTAAGAGAGCTCAAGATAAGTCACCACTACAAAATCATTTACTTGGGGAGAAGGTATATACCATAACTCAAGCAGATAATACACAAATTGAAGTTGGTGACAATTTCGGTTTTGACGGAAATCTTTTCTGAGGTAAATCATGGATAAGTATGAAAAGCTCAATGAAACTTTTGATGTTGAACCAATAGAGGTAGTACCAGAGAAGAATGTTATTGAGAAGCGAATTGAAAGGTATGAAAATTCCAAGGAGGATATTCGTAAAGACTACGAATACACCAGAGGTAATTTATATTCAATCATTGAAAAGGGTCAGGAAGCAATCAATGGAATCTTAGAACTCGCTCAAGAGAGTGAGATGCCAAGAGCATATGAAGTTGCTGGTCAATTAATTAAGAGTGTCTCTGATGCTACTGATAAGTTGATGGATCTTCAGAAGAAGTTAAAAGATGTTAATAAGGAAGAGGAATCGAAAGGACCAACTACTGTCAATAATGCTCTTTTTGTGGGTTCAACTGCAGACCTTCAGAAGATGTTGAAGAATGCAGGTAAGGACCTAAATACCTAAAAAGAATACAATGGCTGCTGAATCAGTAAATATACAAATTGATAAGGGAACAGATTTCTCTCAGAAATTTGTAATGAAAAATCCTGATCAAACAATTATTGATTTGACTGGTTATACTGGTGTTTCTAAAATTAGGAAATACCCAGAAGATTTGAGTACCTCAAGTAGTTTTACTGTCGGGATTGCATCAACTACTGGAACAATTACATTGTCGATGGGTACTACAATTACATCGAATTTGACAGTAGGTAGAAACTACTATGACATCCTTGTAACATCAGGTTCTAGTGTAGTTTCTAAGGTATTTGAGGGTTCAGTTATTGTAAATGCAACCGTATCTGTATAAAAAATGGATAACTTAGGAGATTTCTTTTCTCTTATTGGTGAAGAAAAGAAAAAAGACAAAGAAAAGACTAAAGAAATACTTGGAGAGGTATCCCTTGGAGACCTTTTCTCAAGTTTGAGTGAAGAAAAAAAGAAGGTTAAAGAAAAAAGTTTAAAAAAAGAAAAAGAATTAGAAAAAATTAAAAAAGATGCTAAGATTTTTGAAGCATTCTTGTTTAATGAGACTCCGAGGGTAGAACAAAGTGCGATAAAAGCAGTAAAGGTTCTAGAAACTGAACTGCTAAATCTTAAAAGTACATCTTATAAGTCAATTGATAGACTTATGAGAGGGATTAGTGCAGAGTATAATATTACACCAACCAAACTACACAATCAATTCAAAGAAAAACATAATCTTATACCTGATGATTGGGTAAAACAACAGAAGGAAGAAGTAGATACTAGTAACTGGAAGGATGATTATAAACCTCTTGAGATAGAAACTGAAGATATTATCAAACCAGAACCTCTTAAACCATCAAAACCTGTTGTAGATATTAAAGAACTTGGGGAGAGTATAGAAGAATTAGAGACTCTTGCAAAAATAAGAGATGATGTTGATGTAGAGGTTGATAATTCTACTAATATGTTGAAGAGTATTGAGATTCTGGATAAGTTGACTCCAGATGAAGAGATTGATAGTAATGGAAAGGATAGTGATGTTAATAGACTCAGAAGAGAGATAGATCAACTACGCAAGATGGTTTATGAAACTGTCAGACATACCTCTACTATTGGAGGTGGTGGTGCTGGATTCATCAAGGATCTTGATGATGTTAATATTGCTGGTCTTCAGAATGGTTACATACTGTCATATAATTCCACTACTCAAAAGTGGGACGTGATTGAGAATCAAAGTACT